ACGTCCTGCCGGTGATTCTGAGTGGAGTGTATGCGATCCACTAAGTTCGAGGTCACACCGCGGAACCGTTGCAAAAGCTCGTTGAAATCCTGGTACCCCACTAAACACAGCAGCGTAAGCTTGACACACCTCGATAAGCCACGTTGCTGACACCTTGGGTTCATTTGACCAAGCGCACTTAGCCAAAACGCGAGTAAAAATGGGTGCAATCTTCCATGTTGCTACACCATACTTCGTTTCAAAGGCCTGGACTGGCCAAAAATGCGACGACAAAAAGGTCGCGTCTATAGGCGTAACAACACTCGCCTTAAAAACGTGACCAAATGACTTCGCAATCGCGGACAGCTTCAAGCGCTCATAACAAGTTCGATGCAACAATAACAACCCATCATCACCCGCAACGATGATTCGGCAGGTGTGCTCCGTCGCACCTGCGTCTCGAGCTGCTGAATACAAGATGAACGCATTCACCAAAGAGTTCATCAATGTTGTGAACGTCGAACCAGACCTCAACGTTCCTGGGACGATTGCCTTCTTTCCACCAGGCAGACAAAAAGGGGCAGTTGCATGAGCTTTAATGATCTTCATGACCCTCTTGGCACCAGCACAACGATACCACATGTGATTCACGAATTCATAAAAGCACTTGTAACAGTCCAAATTTTGGTGAGCGTCGCACTTTGACACATCAGTGGACAATAGAACGTAATCTCCCGTTGCGTGCAATTCAGCAACTTGTGTGAACCATCGACCCAACAAAGATGGAGTCAGACCGCTGCCTAGGGTGATAAAATGGTTCACGTCCCAAGCATGACCCAATGCAGCATATAAGGCCTGAATGGTGGGCCCGGTTTCCAGAGTGAAAATGGAGTTGAGGTAGGAGATGATCCGAGTGTCTTTGGTCCCCTCAGCTCCACGCAAGAGCTTTTCATGTTTGCCAAAAACATTAAATTTGATAGCACGTAAGACCTGATCAAACGGAAGCTCGGTCCATTCTGTCCACAAGGGCAGAATTGCACGCATTTTCGCTGCAGTGCGTGGGCCAATGCTTGTGAGATAAGTCTCAAGCGACATAGTTTTAATGTATTTTGGAAGACATCGTTTGAAATCTGCAAGAAAGCGTCGATGCGATGGCTGTGTTGTCGTGAGGTATCCAGCTTGACGAGCATAAAACGCACGTTCCACCTGAACGGGCGTGTTTGCATGACAATACAAAGCACCATCTACGGACACCCCGTAGCAATAGTACTTGACGCATGCTCTTGCACGTACGACGAGGGGATGGAACGAATTGAATCCCACACTCATCGTGCTCAACACAACACGTGGTGTTGATGCCCACAGTAAACCTTCCACACTTGTCCATGCACTCATGAAGCCCACGCTTGGCCTCACACATTCG